TAAAAATCAACCTCTCATTCTGTCAATTCTATCTTGTACTTCTTTAGGTGCTTCAATATAGCCCTCTGAATCTTCTTTTTGACTGATAAGGTTGCTATTTTTATTATTAAGTGTATTTATACCTCTTTGGAATTTTTGCTCGATTTGAGCCTTATACGAATTTGCATTCGTCTTTTCGATAAGTGACTTAATGTCGTCTGGCATACGATTTATTTCATTTGCACGCTTAACAACTGTTTCATAGGTTCTTAAGAAATTCGATTGTATTACTGTTTCAATCGTCTGATAATCTGATGTCGCCCAGTTTTTAAGGTTGTCTGGCATACCAACCGCCTGTTTTACAAGTGGCGGTAGCTTGTTAAATTCTTCAACCGCCCCATATGTGCCGTTCCTTAATGCTTTACTGACTAATCCCCAAGCTGCCATTCCGTCAAGTTCCTGCGGCTGTGATATTGTCTGTATCTTACTCATTATCTGCCCTACATCTGGTGCAAAACCGCTAGTATTAGTTGTAATGCAAGCCCTTAACGCCTGTAAAACTAATTCTTCTGGATATTCAGCAAGCATTATATGCCAAGCATTAAGAGTAATCTCTTTATCTGGCGGATTGTAGTTAGGATAATAAGCTTGTATCGTCATTAGAAGTTTTCCGACCTGTTCCCTTGTCATTTCATTGCCTCCATCCATTCATCAAATACATTTTTCTTGCCTTGCTGTTTATTAGAATTATCTTCTTTTAGCTCAAACAGTCCTTGCCAGCAATGGTCTACTGACTGATTAAGAATTTTAATCGCTAAGTCATTATCTCCGCCAGACAGCTTTTCGAGAGTATTCATAGCCCTATGTAATGCCTTGTCGGTGCATATAGGTTTTTTAATTCTCTTACGCATTGTCACATACTCGTTAAATGCTTCATCAAGTAATTCATCATCTGGGTAATAACTTTTCTTTTTGGATATTACGTTAGTAATATCTTTTTCTGTATTCTTATCTTCTTTAACTTCTTCTGTTCTTTTATTCTTACTTTCTTTTAATATAGAGTTTGTTAATAGAATGTTATCTGTTTGTTGATTGTTTGTTAAGTTGCTTGTTATTTGTTTGTTATCTTGCTTGTTATCCGTTTGATACAAATTGTAGTTAACTACAGTAAATATCGTGAATTTGTTTGTTGCTTTGCTTGTTATTTCGCCTGTTAATTGTAAGTGTTTTAGTGAGGTACGAATTTCCATTACAGACAAATTAGTTTCTTTTGATAATTCAGATATTGAAGAGGGGAAAGACCCTCTTTCAATTATCTTGCCTTTATAATTTCCGTCTTTCCAATAGGCACTTATCAACATATACATAAAAAGTCTGAACGTATTAATATCGCTCCACCATTCCCACTTTAAAATTTTTCTGTCAATTTTAATAAAATTGCCTGCCATAATTACCTCTTCAAGTTCTGTCACATTGTTACTTCACTAAATCATTGATATTAACTCTGAATCACCCACTTTCAAACAATCGCTTACAAGCATATCTGACTTGATTAGTTCATAAACAATATCAAGATACGTCCTGTGGTCTCTGTATCGGCAATTTGCGTCCTTGTGTATTCTTGGGTCGTTATCTCTCCAATCATTAACATCAAAAATCACATCGCTAACAAAAAGCATTTTCACACCTTTTGCAACGCAAAGGTAATAGCAACCATTCTTACCATATTCGCCTTTGCACTTCTTAAATCCGAATTTTTCAAACTCTTTGGCTTTAACTTTCGGAATTAGCATTGTTCTCACCAACTTTCTTATCATCAATAATCTTGATTTTTCTGCCACAAGCATTACAGTAAATGTCAATACCTGTCGCACAGCTAAGCCTTATTTTCCCACAGCCTGTGGCATAAACTGGAAATCCATAAGGTGTATGAGTAACATACCATTTACATTGCTCATTTTTATTATCGTTGCTCATCATTTTCCCCCACTTTCAATAAATCCATAAACTTCTCATATTGTTTCTGTGATACCTTATTATTCACTTTATCTTCTCTCAATTCTATTTTAAGGTGCTTTTCAGCAATAGACGATAATTCCCTCGCTAACACCTTTTTTCCTTGATGTATGCCCTGCATATAGCTTTTAGGTGCTTTTCTCTCGCCTATCGAACCACTATCACGATTTCCACCCTGTCCGCCAATGCTAACATTTCTAAGCTGATAACCGTTATCGGCATACAGTTTGATGTAATACTTCTCTTTTTCGTCAAGCTGGCTTTCAGGAAAATTCAGAAATTCTACTCGCCAGCCATACGGATTATCCTCTGAATATAACTTATGTTTGCGTAAGCTAAGGTCTATGTGCTGTTCATAGCCTACAAGGTGGCTTGCTAATCTCTGTAACACCGACTTAGCCTGTCCGACATAAGCAAACTTAAAGCCGTTTTCATCTTCTCGGAGTAAGAAGTATATTCCACTTTTGTCATTCAGCTTTGGATTTATCTTTAGAAGTCGCTTTCTATTCTCCTGTTCAATTGCCTTGGCTCTTGCTATGTTCTGATAACTCAAGAATTGCCACCTGCCTTTATTTCAAACGGATTCACAAAATTATCAATAGGTTTAGCTTTCATATCAAAGAATGTTGGTTGTTCTTGTATATCTCTATAATCTAATACATAATTATCACATTCTTTACAATGTGATATATCTCCCGAACAATCACTATCATAATTGCAATGAAAGTTCAATTTATCTGCATCAATCAATCTCATTCTTTATCACTCCAATCAATTTTTTGACCACACTCATTACAGTAATTACATTTCCTTTGGTCGTGTGGATGGTTTTGAGACCGATTATATCTCTGCCCTACAAACCAACCGCAAATTGGGCATACCCAATCTTGCCATTTTGTTATTTTGTATTCTCCGTGTCCATCCTCATAATCAACAAAACTCCCGCTTTCTCCATTTTTTAAAATGGGTTTCTTAGCTATCTGCTTTTCTCTAGCTTCAATCACGCTCTTAAATGTAAAACCTTTCTTGACACATTCATCTTCAAACTGCATATAGTTTTCAAGGACTTCTGTTGTCATTTTGCGGTCAGATAGCTTCTTGATTGTTTCAAGTGCTGATATTGCATATCCGATAGCATGCATAGTTTCATAATCAGGATGCGGTTTCCAAGCGTGTTTTAAATATTCAAAATGCTGCTTTAGTTTATTTATTGCTTCATTCTCTGTCATACTCACACCTCTTAATTAAATGGTAATCCCTCGTCAGCTACATCATCTGGAATAGCCATAAAGCCATCATTACTGCTGTTACCGCCCATAATTCCATTGTTACCACTCTGCTGATTAGTACGACTTTCGCAGAACTCGTGTCTTTCAACAACGCAATCATTAGTGTAGACTTTCTGTCCGTCCTTGTTAGTATAGTTGCCTGTCTGCCATCTACCCTCAACGATAATCTTAGTTCCCTGATGTAAATACTTCTCTGCAAACTCTCCGTTCTTGCCAAACGCAATACAACTGATAAAATCAGCTGACTGCTCATCATTATTGTTTCTTGCACGTCTTCTGTCTACTGCTAATGTGTACCTTGCTACTGCCACACTTCCATTTACTGTCTGTGAATATCTAACATCAACATCTCTAACAACTCTTCCTGAAATTATCACTTTATTCATATTTTTTCCTCTTGCTTTCTGAAATTCGTTTTCTGGTTTCTTCACTTCTTTTTTGCCCTGTATGATGATATATTGTATGCGCCGAATTTGTCATCATACATAAATTTTCAATTCTGTTATCATTTTTTATCCCGTTCAAATGATGTATGCAACAATTTCGTGGCACTTCTATTCCTGTGGCTTTTTCATAAACTACGATATGTTCCATAACGTACCCACCTTTATCTGCTCTTTTATGTTCTGGCATTAATATTTGAACGTATCCTTTTCTTGTTTTCCTAACGCCGCCATTCCAATTACTAGCATTTTTACCACTTTTGGCTTTTGACCTGTTCAAAAACTCAATTTCTTCATCTCTCTTTAAATTAAGTGAATAAGCTTTTTTATAGATTGCCAAAAATGTTTTATTAGGAAATAAGGCGATTAATTCATCATTTGTTAAGCGAGAATATTTATCTTTTAATAAAAGGACTTCCTCCTCACTCCATTTGGGATTCATAGTTATTATCTCCTTACATCTAAGTTTTCCATATTTGTTGCGGTTTCTTTCGCTTCTGATTGAAGCCAATCCATACAACTAGCTTCTCCTTCGTATTCTTCACCGAATATGTTTTTGAAAGTTATAAGAAACTCTGCTAACTCTTCATCCGACATATTCCTTATCCTGTCGGCGTTGGTCTGCTTGCTATCACATCTGCAGCAAGGCTCATTATCTCTTGAATTGCTGTTGTGCTGACAGTTGCAAGTGTGTGCTTTTTCTTCTATGGCTAAGTCAAGGCAATATTTCAAATCTTTTATCAAACTGATAGTTCCGCAGAGTTGTTTTCTCTCAAGCATTTCAACAACTTCCGATATTCTTCTATCAAAGTCACGCTTGCTTACACTTTCAAGGAATTTATCCATTTTCTTCACCTCTCAATTCTTCCAACTTCTTAAATTAAGTCCGCCACACCTAATACAATAAAACTTCTTATATCCTCTGGCGTATTCACACAAATAACCACAATGTCCGCAATATTCTTTTCCGTTACTAACTGATATTTTTTTAGGCTCTGACACATTTTTCCTCTCGAACAGCTCTCCGTGTTTGCATTCTATACAATAACCTTCTTTATCTTTATGCTTGCAAATATTACAATCAATCATTGTTACGCCTCAATTCTTTCAGTTACATCTGTTTCATTTTCACAATCTTTTAATCCGAAGTATGTATTGTTTCTAATATGTGCTATAAACTCTGCGTTATGATTTATAACGCTATTAGGAAAACAATTCATCAACTTTGTAACTATATCCCAACTAATCAAAACGGACATTCATCTCCTTTCCTTAAAACCCATTCCTTGCCTGGCTCTGCAACATCCACATTTGCCCCACAAGCAACTTTTTTCATCTTCTCGATAAAACTATCTCTATCAGCATTTTCTGCTGATAGATGGCACATTATGACATTCTGCAAGCTGTCTGAATAATTCGCTTTAACAAAATCGCAAGCTGTGTCAATGCTTAAGTGACCTCTGAATACATGATTAGCTTTACCTGTGTTATCCCTGTCGATTAAATCCTTGTCATAATTCACACCTAAGAGAATGTGGTTTATATCTTTAAACTTCCATTTGATTAGTTCACAATCGGTTATGTAAAGCATTCTTCCCATTTCCTTGTGAGTAATTAGAAAGCCGAATATCGGGCAAGGTGTTCCGTCTGCATTGGTGTGTGTCCAACTTCCGTCTATCGTTGTTAGGTCAAACGCTCTTACAGTAAAATAAGAATTTGCTAGAAACTGGTTCATAAGCAAGGCTTCGTATGGCTTACATATAGGAATACCCATATTTTCAAAATCCTTAACCGACTTGCTGTGGTCGAGGTGTTTATGGGTGCATAACACACCCACAACATCTTTAATGTTCCAATCTAAGCCTTTTTTAATCTCCTTGATGCCGATACCACAATCAAGGATAAGTGTTTCTCCACTGTTGGAAGTTAGCAGATAGCAATTTCCGGCTGATGATGAGCCTAAGCAAGTTAATTTCATACTTCCACCTCATCATCTTTCGGGAACTGGAAACAGTAATTGTTTGAAAAACTGACATCTGCGCTTGGTTTATTGCAAAGCAAAATATCGCCAGTCCATAATTTTTCTCTGAAATCCTGTGGTGTTAAGTTAGGAAGTTCATCTACATTTAATATTGGCTTTCCTGCATATGCTTCTCTAAGCATTTCCATAGCCTTTAAAGCCTTTTCTTTGTTTGAATACTCTGCCAATCTAGTGCCATGCGGTGCGGATATGTTGTGGCAATAGATACAAGCATATTCCACATCTTTGTATTTACCACTGGCTACAGATAATGAAAAATAATCATAAGGAACATCTATTGTTCCGTCCTGTGAAATTACTCTCATACTCAATCTCCTATTCTGCCTGCATGAATGGCGGTAATGTGCTGTCTGTTTGTTCTTCTGTTGCTTCTGCGGCTGTTGTATCAACATCTTCCGTATTCTCTATGAACTCAACAGTATTAGCATTTTCGGCAATTTCAGCCTGTGCAACTTGATATACCTCATCCATTTCAACCTGTGCCTGTCGTGCCATTGGGTCATAGTTCTTAGGGTATTTCCTTGTAGCGTTGTTGCACATTTTTCTCTGAATCATACTCTCTGGCGTATCAAGCCAAGCACCGCTGATGAATGGTCTTGCAATTTCACATTCAAGCATTTCATCTACTGTCTTGCACGCTCTTAAGGCATTAAGTATCTCGTCTTTCTTAGCCTTAATTTCTGCTTTCTGCTTTGGTGTTGCGTGGTATCTGTCCTCACAGATACCAAAAGTCTCATTCATTATGTTTTGCTTAACATGCGCTAACAGATTTACCTTAACACTGTCTCTATCAGCAGAAAGATATGTTACTGTGCCGTCTAATAGCTTAACAGGATATACAACTCTTACCGCTTTATCAGATAATCCGTTTTCTTCCCACTCCGGCTCTGTAACTGTAAGTCCTTTATGTTTAGGCGGTATGTACTTGTCACCCTCTTTAATTACCCAATACGGATATACCTGTTTAACATCTTTTCCGTAGTTGGCGAGCAAAGAGTCATAACCTGTACCCTCGATTCCCATTTCAACCTGTTTCTGCCATATATCCTTGCCTGTCTGTGGGTCAGTTCCCACCTTTACATTTCTTAACTGAAAATAGCACTCTCTTGGATATGCACTAGCATTTAACTTAAGACTTGCACAACGCTTAACAATGCCCCTTAAATTACTTGTATCAAGGTTTCTCATATCAATCTTAGGGTCATTCTTAACAAGATTAAATATGCTTGTCATAGCTTCCATAGCACACTCTTTTGCGTAATCGTCCATATCCATTCCAACAGCCTTATAATCATTGATGATAAGCCCTGTCATTGTATTACTCCACTCACTTAATGATGTAGTAAACGCTTTCTTTTCTACAACTGCTGTATTCTCTGCCATAATTATTCCTCGCTTTCTCCGCTTAAAATCTGTCCGACAATCTGTCTTAATTCATCACTAACCCTATCTACAGTCCAAAAATCTGTAGTATCAAATGCGTGAGCACAATCAAATCCGATATACCACTTACCTTTATCATTAATTTCAAGTGGGCTAGGTGCTTCTTTGTGTGCATATGTAATACCGCCGTGGCAATTTATACTTGCTGTGTTGATAGGCAACCTTTTGGAAACCTGCACATATCCACATCTATAAGCAGATTTACCCATATGTCGGAGTATTACATAGCAGTTAAAGCCATTGAAATTGAATGAACGTTCTAATATAGAAATCATATTATCCCTCCACAATCTCTAATTCCTCGCTGTCATTAACAATCAGCATAATCAACTGGCTATCAACCATTTCAGAAACTTTCTTCTGATTGTCCGTACTAAGGCTTTCAGAATCATCTAAGATAATAGGCACTGATATACCGCTAATCTTCTGAATAGAATTGCAAATATCAACTCTGCCTAAAATCCTGTTGCCCTTGTTGCTCATAGTTGTTAAAATGCTCTTTCCATCAACAGTAGGTATGCAACAACTCTTGTAACCACCAGACTTTGTATAAGTAAACAACTGCCACTTAACTAACCCAAAATGGCTGTTTACTGCTTCTGTCAAGGCTTCATTCTTTGCTTTGTCTAATTCATCAAGTAAATCAAGGATTTTCTCGGCATCAGTCTTATTCTGTTCAGAATCAATCCTTGTCTGCTTTAATTCTTCAAGTCGCTGTTCATCTGTTGCCGTATCAGACTTTGCAATCTGACTTTCGCATTCTGCTAACTGCTGCCTTAAAGCTGTTTCCTGTGCCTTTAATTCTGCCTTAACTGCTGAAATATCGTTAGCCTTGTGCATAGTTTCTTCTTTTTCAGCTATCTGCTGTTCAAGTGCCTTATATTCCTCGGCAGTTGATACATCAATTTCCTGTGGAATTTCTGATAGCTGCTTTTTAAGGTCTGCAATAGCTGTGTTCAGCATTTCAAGGCTTTCTTTATGCTGTGGTAACTCTTTCTGTAAATCTTTAAGAATCTTCTTATTCTTATCAAGTTTGCTTTTAAAAAGGTTGCCAATGCTTGTGATAAACTTTAATTCTTCTGCCTTGTGGTTTTCAAAATCTGCCTTAATCTGTTCTTTTTTATCTTCTGGATATTCCTGTCCGCAGTAACTGCAAATAAGGCTGTTTTCGTCAAATTTGCGTTCATTCTCTGCTTTCCATTTATCCCTTATATCCTGTAAATTCTTATTTATGCTATCAATGGCATTCTGCTGATACTCAATGTCCTTTTCTGTATCGGCAATAGTCTTTTCTGTCCGCCTAACAAGAAACTGCTTATCAGAAATCTTGTTCTCGATATCTCTTCTAGCCTTAATGTTGTCCTCATTGGCTTTACGGCGAATATCGTCAAGCTCAAACTTTAAGCTGAGAATATTAGCACTAGCATTGTCATATTCAGCCATTAACTTGTCATTGTCGGTCTGCTTTGCCACGCAATCGGCAATCTGTTCTTTAAGGCTGTTCTTCTGTAATTCAAGGTCAGATACTTCAATAGCCTGTTTAAGCTGAATGTCACGCTCCTTTTCCTTAATCTGTCCGTCAAGAATAGGCAAATCCTTTGTAATCTTGGTCTTTGTAGCCTTATTCATAGCGGATAATTCTTCAACTGTATACTTATTAAGCAAAGGAACTAACTCGGATAATTCAGCTTTCTGTGAAGCTATATCAAGGTCTGTAACATCTCCTACAAGACCGAATAAGTACTCACGCATTTCAGCCGGTTTCTGATTAAGAAATGCGTTCACATTACTGCACATCTTAAACACATTCATATCAACATCAAGGTATGTATTGAAATCCTTTAAAGTCTTAGGCACATCATTTACAAAGTACTTGTTATCGTCCTTGTATGAACTGCCGTCCTTGCTGTAAGTACGCTTCTGTACTTTCTTCATAGTGATTTCTTTTCCGTCAACATCAAGTGTAAGTTCAACGCTTGTGTCCATATCATCAACGGATTTTCCGTCAACTTCTCGTCTGACAACTGGATTATCCTTTAATTCATAATCGCAGTTAAACAAGCACCACAGATAAGCCGTTGCAATAGTCGACTTGCCCTTGCCATTCTTAGCCACAATTTTTGTAATGGCATAGAAGTCAAACTCTGCGTGTGCATAACACATAAAGTTTTCAAGTACTACCTTTTTTAAAATTGCTCTTTCCATAAACATATCCTTTCCTTATTTATATATTCATAATGAACACATCATCTTCTATTGAGAAGTTATCAACCGTCTTGTCTGCAAGATAATGCCGTCTGTCAAGTTCATCAAACGTGCCGTCAAATATAACACCTTGAACTGGATGCCATACTTGACAACGCTTTTCATTATCTGCTGCCATACTAGCTAATTCTGAAACTGTAATATCACTATTCATCAGCATTCTCCTTTTCCTCTATAATCTCAACTCTGCCTACTGATACCTCATAAGCTACTCTGTTTTCAATTTCATCTTCACTTATCTTTTTTGTATAAGGTCTTGACTGAAACCTACCTGTCATTTCTATATGTGTTCCTATTGGCAAATGACCGACAAACTTAGCTGTCCTGCCCCAAGTTATGCAAGGTATATAGTCTGACTTGCCATATGCTCTGTTAACAGCTATGGGAACATTTGTTATTTCTCTTCCAAGTGGTGTTACCCTGTATATAGGTTCTTTGCAAATGAAACCTCTAAGAACTACATCATTATTAAAAGGTAGTTCCACCTCGTTTTCATATATTTCTATATTTTCGGTAAAGATTGCTAATATTAACTTGCTTTTTTCACCTATATGCTCATTGTAGCTTCTTATTCTTCCTGTAATCATTACGCAAGCACCTGCTTTTAATTCGTTCATATCTACAATTCTTTCAGATATAAGAACAGGAAGTGTATCTACTGCTCCGCTAACCCTGTCAATAGAAATCATCATCTTAAAGAATTTTTCTCCAAAAACTTCGTGATTGAAAACTGGTTCTTCTGCAACTAACCCAAAAACTGTAATATTGTTATTTCTCTCTTTCATCTTTAGTTCTCCTCTCTCTTTTCTACAAATCCAACAACTTTACCGCCGTCAATAACTGTATACATATCCTTTTTCTCGTACATATCAATACAATCCTGTACTGTTATTACTTTCTCGTTTACCTGTTTCATACTGTTCTTTCCTTTCTTTCGCTTTAATCTTTAATGTTGTAACTACAATACATATAGTTTCTAGTATCATTCCGACAACAACGCCCAACATAAAACCCTGTATCATAGCTTATATCTCTCTTTCATTATTGTAGGCAGTTCGTAGCAGTCGATATAATCGTGAGTGTCTGCTATGTACTTCTTTTTGAGTTCACTCAAACCACACCCGTATTCGTGCTTTAACTGCCCTAAAATATCTCTTGTAACTATGCTCCTTAATGGCTCACAATGTTTATTTCTTCCTAAGAGGTAACTTGTTCTTCTGCCAATATGTGCCAGGATTTCAAGCTTTTCTACCTCATTAATCTGCTCTCTTTCGCCTTTTTCAGAAATAATAAATATCAATCTGCTAAAACTCCTTTCTAATTAATAAGCTGAAATATCATTGACACAATAAATAATATTGCTGATAACATCCATAAATATTCAGCTATCTTGCTGTCTCTCTTTGTTTTCTTGTATGCCGCAATAGAGATTTCCAAGTTGTTTCTTTCTGCAATCAGTTCTTCTACTGATATGCTATACTGTGGCGTTGCCTGTATATCTTCCATAAACTTCTCCTTATTTTAAAAAATTGTGATATAATCCCTTTATCTCCCTATAGAAAAGAGGTGATTTAATGGATAACTCAAAGCTTGCTGAACTTTATGCTCTTGCTAAAATATGTGGTTATCAAGGTGATGTTCCTAAATTCAAAGAAGAGTGCCGCAAATACTATGATGAATTTATGAGTACTATCAAGTCGCAGCCAGCTAAAGCCACAGCAATCGGTAATCCTTTTCGCATTGGCTATTAGCATTTAATTGCCAGTAAAGCATTGGTGAGGGAATTGAGAATTCTACATTCACTCTGTATTGTCTCATTTTTCTCACCTTTTATTACATCATCAGCAACACCTAAAGCAATCTGTTCTACATAGTCTTGCAAACTTCTTTGCTGTTCGTCACCTTTAATCACGTATGGTTCTCTCATTCCTGTTCCTTTCTAAAGTGCTGACTTGCCGACTTCCGTTGAATAGTCACGCTTTTCTTTTTCACAAGGAATATATGAAGAAGCACTAACAATAATCTTCATATATTCCAAAAAACCTTGAGCTTCCGAAGCAGATAGACCATATTGTGTGATTAATTCTTTTACAGAACCAGTTAATTCACCTATATCCTTATAGTTATGTAAACGCTTTACATAAAACATACAGCCTTCTGTTGTTTTTGTAAGTTCCTCTTTTATGGCATTTTCAATAAAATCTCTCATCCGTGCTCCTTTCTTTCAACTTTATTGATTGGGTTAAAATCATTATCAATAGCATATGGCTCACCTACCTGCCATTCTCCGTCAATAAATGTTATTTCAATAGCAACATTCTTGTCATTGTAGAATTTCATAACAATCACATCTGCCATTGAACCATCATCAGAAACAGCAATCTGTTCATATGCTTCAAGAAACTTAAAACCCTGTAACATATTAAATTCGTCTATTCTGTCCATATATAATCTCCTTATGCACAATATTTCATAGCATATCTCTTAACAATATTCTCAAATATTGCCTTAAGCTGTGGCTTATCATAAATAACAGCAATCTTGGTTGTTGCCGCTTTTATAGCCGTCTTGGTATTACCTGCCTTTTCCATTCTTGCCACCTTGTTATCCTGCAATCTTTTAAGACTACAATGTGCGGTCATTTCCAACTCGCCGTAAAGTTGATTATAAAGTGCCTGATAATCAATGCCACTTTTGATAGATATTTCTCTCACTTTGGCATTAATATCATTCTTCCAATCGCCGATAGGCTCTGTAAAAATCTCTTTCATATTGTTAACAGTTGTTTCAACCTTGGCTATCTGTTCTGCCTGTTTCTTCTGCTCTATCTCTGCCTTGTTCATACTTTCAACAAGCATATTCATAAGTCTAAGCTGTGGTGAAAGCTGTGATACATCAATAGCTTTCTGCTTAACTCTTTCTTCTACTGTTGTGAAGTATTCCCTTGCTTCTTCTGCCTTTTCTGAATTACCTTTAACAGATAACTTCTTGGCGAAATGAGCTGTGAGCTTATAATCATCTCTCTTTACTATGCCACCTGTCGGTGTCTCGACATCTATGTCGAACCGCCAATAATCCTCATTTTCTGTGGCAAATTCATTATCTGTAATATTGCTTTTCGCCCACCTTGAAAACTGCCCTTGTGCTAATCCTAAGAAGTTGTACAGTTTTCTTGCTGTTGTCATCCCCTCACTATCAATATCAAGGGCAACTTCAATAGGTGTTCTAAGCTCTATCGTCTTGACTTCATTCATTAGTTTGCTCCTTTCTATCGGCTTTCTCTGATTCTCTTACCATTGCCATTCCCTCGGCGACACCAAGAATGTAATTTTTCTTGCTATCATCAAGTTTTGGTATTGTATCGGATAGCTTCTTGATGATTTCCTTTTCCTTTTCGCTCATTTAATTCACTTCCTTTCTGTGATATAATGTGTTTTAAAAAACAAAGGGGTACTACTATGCAATATGTTCCAAATTATCCAAATTTAAATGATATGTTTATCAAACCAACAGTTCCAAATATGGAAATGCCTAATTATGAAAAAGGCAAATCTCCATATGAGCTTTTAGAAAGTCAATCTGCTTATCTTGAAAAGACAAGCAAAGAACTTCACGATATGGCTCAATCCGCTAAATCTCAAGCTGATTCCGCTAAAGAGATTGCTGAAAGTTCCAAAACGCAAGCTGATGTCGCATTAAAAACATCAAGTAAAGCCGATATTAAAGGTTGGATTTCCGTGGTTGTTTCTATCATCTGTGCTTTAATGGAATTTTCTGTACATCATTCAGAAATAATTGATTTTGTCAAAGCTTTGGCAAAATAAAATGACAAAAAATCTGAAACAGTAAAGTAAATATTGAAAGTACTAATGCAACATCTGAAATAGATGGTTTTTTCAATTTTTTCATCTCCTTTCTATTTGACTTTGTGTGATTATAATATCATACCCAGTAATACCTGTCAACATATTTTAGCAAAAAAAGTTTGACATTGTGTGATTTTAATGTTATTGTATATATGCAGGGAGGTGAGAAGTGTGAACGAGCGAATAAAAGCCTTGCGAAAAGAATTAAAAATGTCGCAAGATGTATTTGCTGAAAAGCTAGGGCTTACCAAAAACTACATTTCGTTAGTTGAAAATGGCAACAGAAATCTTTCAGAACAATCAATTAAAGTTTTATGTTCTATTCTTAATGTAAATGAAGAATGGCTGCGAACCGGAAACGGAAAAATGTTTAAATCTCGTACAAGAGAACAAGAGATTGGTGCTTTTGTTAATGAAGTTATGGAATTAAACGATGACAGCTTTGAAAAGAAGCTTGTTAGTGCATTGGCAAGGCTTGAACCTAAAGATTGGGAATGCTTGGAAAGTATCGCAAAGAAATTGCTAGACGAAAAGTAAGAAAGAGAGGGTTTACGCCCTCTCTTTTGTCATATTGCATATAAACTTAAATATTTGTTCTAATATCCAGTTATCTTCTATTTTATTAATCATTTTTGTTATCTTTTGCCTGTATTCCTCATTACTCATAAACCCGCACTCCCCTCTCTTGCCCTTGCACGTTTGATAGCGATACGATTATTATAGAACACGCGTTCTATCGTGTCAAGTGTAGCGGCGATATTGCCAACGCCAATCAAACAATATCGCCTGCCAGAACTTGAAAATGTTTAAGGGTCTTTTCTTAAAGACAAGTTTATTATACATTTATCGTTAGTATATTTCAAATACTTTCGGTCGTGTTATTTCGACTTTATTCGACAACTAACTGGAACTTATCGATTGCATTACCCATAACGCCTGCATATCCGTCCATTCCGTTTGATGTTTCATCATCTATCTGCTCTGGATAGAAGTTGCGGTTATTGAATACAGATACCATATACTTTGCATACTTCCAAGGCTCACCCTCTGGCGTATAGTAAATGATTTCTATTGCGTCAATCTCGTGCTTCTTGTCACCTGCATAGCCATTATCGTAATCGTCATAATTAAAGCCAGTAACATAAGGAAGCCAATCACCGCCCTTTAAGTGAACTCTGTACTTAACTGAACCTCTGCTAACCTTGATAATAAGTGCTGTGATAGCTTTATTGTCGCCTGCACCAGCCCAATCTTCTTTGTCCTCTACTTCACCCCACCAACGGTCTGTATAAGCGGCATATGTAGCATATACGTGTTCATCTGTGCTATCCTCTGTGTTATCTTCTTCGCTGTTATCCTCTGTGTTATCTTCATCATTATGAAAGCCATAGAATACAGACAAGTCGCAAACTCCGTCTACTCCATCTACAACACCGCTTGATGTATACTGCCAGCCTACAAGGTTTCTAGCAACACTAGGCTTCTTATCTTCGTTAGGGTCTGTATCAAGTGTCATTTCATCATATCCAAGATAGTACCTTGCTATCCAGTAATCGCAGTTAAGAATTTCTTCGTCTGCATATGGGGCAATGTAACTGCCATACCACGCCATACCTGTATAGACACCAAACTCGTAGCCGGCTTCTTCTATTGTGTGCTTATATGCCTTGATTATGTTGATGAGTTCTGAACCTAAATTCTGCATACAGGTATCTTCTATATCCATCCATACCTTAACTTTACGTCCGTCAAGCACCTCTAATACCCTTTTAGCCGCCGCAATAGCCCTTTCTACGCTAGGTGTGTAAACAAAGTTGTATACACCGCAAATATGTATGCCAGCTAACTGACACTTTTTCCAGTTGTTTTCAAACTGTTCATCTGCATTAAGGTCACGTCTGATAACCTTAAGGATAGCGTGTGTAAGTCCTGCCACACGCATTTTGTCAAAATCTAAGTTGCTACCATTCCAAGCTGAAAAATCTCCACACTTAATCATACTAAAATGCCTCACTTTCTACTGTTCCTGTTACATCTGAACTAACTGTGTTATCTTCTGTGCTATATGTTGCCTTGTAAGTGTTTTTAACACCATCAAGAAAGCTCTTAAGCTCACTGTCTAGTGCTGTATCATTCGCTAAGTATGCCGCAAAATCATTAAAACTAGCTGACATACTAACTGTGCCACTTTCGCTGATTGTAGCTGACAGATAAGCCACCTGTTTAAGTGTTCCGTCTGAATTTTGGACAGATAATGTTCCATTTTTTTGAATTGATGAGTTAATGTCTAACATTGTGTTTTACCTCCTAATCTTATATCCAATTTTTATTTTCGTTGTCCCAAGTGATAACAACATTATCCCCTATATATCCGCGAAGATAGCGTCCATCCCAATCAAACATAATATCACCAGAAAAAGGATTTCTATTAATTACACATCCTCTTTGATAGTATGACCCATCTTCTGTTTGATGCATTATATACAATGCTGTAGTCTTTATTGAGCTGTTAACTACAGATAGAGCACAGTCACCAAAAGAACTCCAACCTTTTGAGTCTATAGAAATTTTTCCTTTTTCAATTTTCGTCCAAGCTTGTGGTTCTCCATTGATGTAAGGCTGGTAATATAATTCGATGCGGTCTCTTAACACTTCTAACTCTAATCCTGCCGAACCATACATTTTAATACCTTTACCGCTCTCAACATTGAACTGCATTTCGCCATCGTTAGTAACGTGCCACAGGGAGTTTAGTGTGCTTGGCGAAGTTCCTTGTACGGCTCCTTTCTGAACAGAAAAAATCCAATCACCAATATTTTTTGAACTTTGAATGTAAGTTCTTCTTAAGTATCCGTCTGGTGCTAAGTAATCATTTTTTAAGCTTCCATCAGTAATATCCCAATTGCCAATGCGACCCCCGGTCCCGATTATATCACTACAGGTAATTGTCCCCGTTGCACTTATAATTGTATTAGTTGATGTTAAAGTAAATGCGTTACCACTAATGTTAACGCTCTTGTTACCGCTAATATTAATAGCCCCCTTAGCCTTAAGCGTTATATCATCTGCAATTGCTTCAATTGCGGATTTAAGCTCGCCACTTTTTGGGTCTTTCTTGATATAAGCACTAAGACTTGCTGTTGTAGCGTAATTTTTAAGGCTATCTTTTGTGGCATATGCTCCTGCTACTTCTAACTTAATCGCTGAACTTTCTTTACTTATTGCTGTGCTTATAGCCGCATTCATCTGCGTTGTTGTGCTGTAGCTACTTAAGCTATCCTTTGTAGCATAAGCATTAGACACTTCAAGTTTAATGCTATTGCTTTCTGCTTTTACAGCCTGCGTTATAGCATTCTTCATAACTGTGGTTGTACTGTAGTTATCTTTTAAATTCTGCTGCACACTTAACAATGATGTAGATATACTATCTAAGTTCATTTTAAAGCTAGCGTTTTGATTAAGCATATAAGCTAATTGTGTGTTAGATACCTCTTTCCAACCCCAATTACCTTTATCATCTTTAGCCCAACGCCAAGTTTTTTGAGTCGTTTCGTTGTATGCTATTGCCCCGTGATATTTTGCGTATTCATCATTGCTATAAGTCCAAGTAAGATTATCACTTGGAAATAAATCGTCTGACGGATAAATGGGTATAAACCAGTCAACGGCTGGATAATTATCTTTTGTAGGTGTTGCTGTAACTGTATACACCATAAAATTATCGTTCGTTTGCTGATATAAGTCAGATAACGTAATTTCATAGCTATCTAACTTCTGATTAACAGTAGAAAACTTAGTCTTAATGCTTTCGTTGTCAACATTTTCAGTCCACCACAATTTATTAGTGATAAAATCACTAGCAACTTTCATCATACCGCCCCATTGAGTATAATCTTTGCCAGCACCACTTGTTATAGCTTGCATAATAACATTAAGTGTCTGCCCCTCGTTGTCCAGATAAATTTTGTTACTCTTAAGTGTATGTGTGTTATCGTTATTGATAACGTTAAATAGCGTTTCGATATCCAGCTTACTCGCATTGATATTAGCATTATCTTGAACAACATCATCACGAACAACTTTTCTTGTAACACCTTTTTCAGTAAGTCCCAAGGCATCAAACATAAGATTGCCAGCTTTATCCCAAACATACATATTGTAGTCTGAATTAGCGTCTTTACCTATTTGAACTCTTATTCTGTCAGTATCTTTGATGATAATTGTATTGTCTTGCCAATAAGACATTCCATTTTCGCTATGAACCTTAAATTTAGTAGTGTTAAGGTCAAGTGCTGTAATCTTGCTTGCAGCTATGCTGTCAATCATAGCATCCTTAATCTGTGCATTGCCGATAACACTTACAACTGCATTAGCGAATTCTGTTGTTAAACTTTTACCTGTCGCTGAACCAAACATTAAGGTCTTAATGTCTGCTACATCTGCATTTAACACGCCTACCTGTGCATAATCTGCTTGTAACTTAGCGATATTAGCTTCATTAATTGTAGCTTTACTTGCTGTCAAATTAACAATATCTGCTGTAATGGCTTCAATCTTATTAGCCTTTAATTGGTCGATATACGCTTGATGTGCTTTTAAACTCTCAATATTAGCACTAGTTATATCGGCATTTTCGATAACTGCCTTGTTGATTAAGACTAAATCAGCGTAGTATCGTTCCATTTGCTTTGTTATCGGACCACTAGCAATATTGCTGTTTTCTGTGTCAGATTGTCCGATAGATGTAACTGTGTCCATTAAACCACCGTCACATTCGTGCGTAATCTGCATTATAGGTACTTTGTAATCAACGCCGCCTTTATTTACAGTAATAATGTCGCCTACCTCTAATCGCCAATCACCTAAAAACTTAACTGTAAGCGGTCTAAACTGAAAGCCGCCTATCTTTTTATAAATCTCATTTAAGTTAGCTTGTGTCATAAATGGATTAGCAAAGCTAAGTCCAGTTGTACCACTGCCGCTAGTGATTGTGCTAGTTTCCTTATCACCAGACTTTGTATTGTTACAAGTCAGCTTTCTTATCGTAAAATCTTTGCTAGTGGTAAAAGTAACCCCTTGCTGATAGTATTGATGTCCGTCAAGCACATAACCGCTATCTTTGTACCACTTTATTTCAAGGTTTCCGTCAGAATTAATAGCCGCATTTCCACCTTGTAGCATAGCCATATAACCAATCATTTCACGCATTGTATAACCTTGTGGCTTATCTGTAATTGTATGTGTGTTTGTTATGCTAGTTGCTAACTGTATGCCTAGCTTTGTACAGATTTCCTCTAAAATAGCTTTATCCGTACTAGGATAAGTTAATTCAGTAAAATAGCCTTTTTCAGCTTTGTACATCTTGTCATAAGCTGTGTACTTAGTGTATTCGCCGTTACTTTCTTCTTTAGTTACAGTAAATATGCCTATCTGTACATACTCAATGCCGCTATCGCCCTTAACACCCTCAAAAATGGTTATATCCTTATTTTCAAGCGTGATTTCTGGATTATAAATAGAAAAGGTAACACTACTACTGCAAGTGTTACCTATGGAAATGCTATTGTTCGGATTGATTATGTTGCTGTACTTAAACTCATTAAGTGTCTGATTGTATTCTTTTCCGTCAACTAAATATTTGCTGTAATATCTCGCATACAGCAAATTGAAATCCGCACCCCAATCAATGTTTTTCATTAGGTTGCTCCTTTCTGCTGATTAATCGTTAATCATAAAGCTAAGTGCGATAATCTTAGCTGGCTCAATGGCTTCACAACTATCAAATGCACTTATATCAACTTTTGTGTATTCAGATACTTCTATTTCCTGTTCTCCTAGTTCTTCAAGTTCTGATTTTATCTTATCGTTGTTATCTTTATTTTCCTCGCGTATCTTTTCTATCGTTTCTACTACCGCTTTAAAGTGTGGCTCTAATGCCTTAATATTAGACATAATGGCAACTGCTAATCTGCCACCCATTTTAAGCTGTGCCACGCTTGCAAGTGCTTCATAATGTGCTAAAACTTCATTTCCTGTTATTTTCATAGTTAATCTCCTTATTTCTGAATTAAACTTAATTTTGCTCCGACTATTAATCCGTCCTCATTCTTTGCTCTTGTGAGATACGGATATGACACATCTCCTGTGTATATTGTCATTTCCTTTTGTTGACCGCCTAAAAATAGGACTTGTGCTGTTGGGAATGGGTTATTTTCATCACTAATCACATTATCAAGCAGCAACGCCTGTTCTCCTGTAAGTGGCGGTAGCTGTAGCTCTATCTTGTCTTTAATAGCCACAATTGTTCCTACCATTTCACCATAATCATTTCTTCCTGTATTCTTAGACCATATCTTATTCCTGCTGTATGTGTAGCCGTTGTAAGCTACTGGGAATGTCACTCCCTCAATAATTACAGCACTTATCATTCAATCGCCCCTTTCTGCCTTAAAATGGGTAACAAAAAAGGAACATATCATCTCTGATACGTTCCCTTAGTTTTATATATTTATATTTTCAAGTTGTCCCTACCACTAACATTTTATTTCAATACCCATTTTGATTTTTTATTTATTAAGTTAATTAAACAGCAATATCTTCAGCATACTACTTAAATAAAATAAGTGAAATTGTAATATGTTTGTCCTTGATTTGCCTCAATTTCGGTATCACTATAAATTTGTAATGCACCATTAGGTGTCAATTGTCCATATGCCACAAACCCCGCCGGATTATATACTGTGACCGGAAATTTTATAGTTTTACTCGGTCTATATTCCTCAGGCAGAGTTGCGACTGTTGTCCAGCTCCTAATTGCTACAGTATTGGTTAGTTTAGCCGGCATTATATTTACCAGTGCCAAAGCAGGTGCGTATGTTACGATAGCATTTTCGTACGTTGTTGTTGTATTGTTGTTCAGTTCACTTATCATATCGTTATTATTCTTAATGCCATCTTCCATATGATTAAGTCTATCTGGGCTTATTGGAGTGCCGCCGCTAGTGCCAGCTTTCCACGCTTGCTTTATGTATTGTATAAAATTCATAGTAAAACCTCACTTTCCAAGCACACAAAAAGGACACCTCACAATTAAGTGAAATGTCCTTGTCATTTTGCTATTTATTTGTTATTATTGGTATGAGTTAATTTACATTCACTCATACGTGCTAATCAGAACAGGTCTACCCAACTTGTTCTGATTTTTTTATTCTAGTAGAGCCAAGATTTCGGCGCTACTGATTTAATGTCTTTCTCCACTTGTGGAGAAAAGCGTTGCAACAACTATACAAATACTTTCCCCAACTTTATGGAATATTTTGCAACTTCCTGCAAAAACTTTCCCGACTTCTTGGGAATTTTTTCGTACCCACTTGTGGGTACGCTATGCTGCTATCAGTTTCCTTGCTGGGTTAGTTATAAACTCTTTTATTTCGTTATATCCCCAACCACAATTAACAAGTCCACTGATAATCATTTCTATTGATTGTACCTTTCCAAGTTCTTCTACTGTGAAATAATCACGCAAATTAGCTTTCTTATCAATTCCATATTCTTCTCTTAACTGCTTTGCTGTCTTTCCGAATACAGTCCTATATACAATATCAGTATAAGTCGAATATGCGTGTCCGTGCATTCTCTCATTTTCGCTTGACTGCTGAATAGCTTTAGTAAGTGACTGCCTAACTGCTACGCCTTTTTCTCTCTCTATCAGCTTGCCTTTGAGAAGTTCTTCCATTTGATTAAATTGGTTAATATAGGCTTCTTTAAATTTCATAACTTTCTCACCAGTATAACCCATAGCAAGAATGGTAAAACCATCTCTTGTCATATATACCATTGGATATGTTTTTTTATTGTTCTCAACGGAATATTTAGAAAACGCAAAATTGCGTTCTCTAAACTCTGGACTACATTCAAGATTTTCTATATCCCTAAGTACATCCGAATGTCTTTTCCCAAAAGTTTCTGCTACATCAAGGCTTGTTACAACTGTTACTTCTTTGCCTTTGCTTATTTTCCTTGTTTCTACTAGCATAGATACCTCCAAAATATTTTTATTTTATATTTCATTGGTATGTTAAAAGCGCACACAAAAGACTATTCTTGAAAATTTATCTTTCGTATGCGCTGTGTCTCGTTCGTTCTATTAATTTTAGCATATACCAAGATAATATATTTTATGAATATTGTCAACTGGTGTCTTTTTATAAAACAACTTATTTACTTAAATCATCTTTCGACATATTAACAGCAAAACGATATATTTGATGTAATATCCATATATCCTCAATATTTTCTAATGCTTTATTTATTTCGTCTTTTAATTGTTTTTCCATCTGTTTTCCTCCGAAAATAATCTTGAATTTTCCGAAAGAAACTGATATAATTGTATTTATCAATTCCTTTCGGATTGGTGGTTTTAAAGTGTTGTGTTCGTTGGTAGCGGTGCAACACTTTATTTTTTTTGCCCTTTTACTTTTTCAATGCCTTTTTTAATCAAATCAAGTATTGTATATCCGCTTTTATCAGAAAAATTCATTATTTCTTCCTTTTCCTCTTTGGTGACACGAATATATATTCTTTCATTTTTAGGATTGTCGAGTTTAGGTCTACCTTTTTTATTGGACATATACTCACCTCTTTTCTGTCCGCACATTTAATATAAACCGTACGCACAAAAAAGTCAAGCACTTTTTCAATAAAAAATGGAACGCACCGAAAGATACGCTCCATTAAGGGGATTATTTTTCTATAAAACGTGGTATAAAGCTAATACTGTTATAACTGCCAGCTCCATTGTTTTTGCAATTAACAATCAAGCCATATGCAGTGATTTTATCTCCAACCTTATAGTTTCCACTTTTTAAATTAAAATCTTTTGAAAAATATATGTATATTTTTTCTTTGCCATATTCGTTTTTGTTCTTAACGACACCTGTAAAAAATCCTGCCTGCAAGTTGTAGGCATTAACAACTTTACTTATACTCTCATCTTCCATATCCTTTGAGGATAACGTATAGCGATTAGTAAGCATTATATCTATTTTTACATATTTGTCAGTTAAATCCTCATTCGTAAACATAATATGGTTGTAATCCATTTGCTCGCATACATATTTGTACTTATCTTCATCAAGATAAGACATACCATCGTCAAGCATATCTTTAGTGGCAACTTCTGTTGATTGTGTTTTAGTTTGTGTGTTTGCTACGATATTATTATCGCTTTCAGTTATATTATTAATAATAAATAATGCTGTAACAAATACTATTCCTGCCAATACTGCAATCGCTATCTTCTGTAGCTTCTTTTTGTTATCTTTTTCATTCATCTTGATACATTCCTTTTATTAAAAAATCTAATGTAATTAAAATTATATATTACCAAAAAATCAATCCACATCTTTTGCATATAAACCTATGCTGTGAATAAGTTCTGCCTTTTTGCTTAATTTTTTCTTTCCTATTGACTAATGTAAATGGTCTAAACGGATTCAAATTAATAGTGTATCTTGTTTTAGTTTTCTGTGGTATAGTTGTTGTAATCTGCGTGTGTGAACATTCCCAACTATTACATCTTGGGCAATATACTTCAACTAGACCTTTTTCTGTTGCTCTGTACACTCCTTTAAAGTTAGGATTTAGTGGGCGTTGAATTTGTGGCTGCTGTTTTTTCTTTATTCCTAATACTTCCAGCATTTTATATAAGCCTTTTTTTACTGACATATACATTCCCCCTTATCTTTAGTACTTTAAATATATTCTTTTATTATTTATTTGTCAATTAATATGGAAAAGCCGCTTGTCCTGTCATATTGGTGTATTGATTGGCATATCTCTGTGTTGTCCTAAACACTTCCTGTCCGTCAATCTGCACAACAATGTTTCCGTTTTGTTGTCCTATATTCGCATTAGCAAATACTTCTGACATACCCTCAATAACAGCTTGCTTAATACCTTGTGTTATCTGGTCGTTGTTTGCAACTGCCGTCTTGCCATTGCTGAATTTACCAATCATTTCATTATGGTTAGCAAAGAAAAGTCCGTCCTCTGGGAAACCACCTGTCGCATATGCTCTAGGTATTCTTATCTGAAATGCACTTCTTGATACATTTCCCTCACTATCAAGTATTTCACCGCTAAAATTGCTTTCAAATGAGTTACTTAAAGCTCTGCGAATTCGCCAAGAATTATTATCAATGGTATCTGCCAATGAGTTCATAAGTTCTGTACCGGTATCATAGCCTATATCGCCTGCATTAACTCTATCCATAATAGCATTAAATGCACTTCTGGCTCTATATGGTATATCACTAATATTATTAGCAAAATTATTTGTTAATGACGAACCTGCATTAGCACCGACACTTCCCATTCGTGAGAATACATTTTCTGTATTTGAGCCTATACTGTTAATTTTATCAATAACCGCATTTTTAGCTTCTTCATAGGCATTTGATACTTTCTGCTTCGTCTCCTCTGATGTTCCAACCGCTGTATCTTTTAACTCACCCCAGCAAAACTCCATATCGTCACTAGCACGTTGCCAATTATCTTTAGCTTCATTAACTTTATTTTCATTGTCTTGTACAGCTTTTTCAAGTTCTCTTACTTGATATTCAAGGTCAACTGCCGCACCAACGCCAGTGGTATCTAATTCTTCTGCAACACCTTGCGTACCTTGTAATGCCCTTGTCATTTCATCTTGCTTATCTTTAAGTCTTTGTTTGCTATCTGCAAGGGTATCTTCCATTTCTTTAAGATTTTTCTTAGCTTTATATTCATCTTTTACAAGCTGAATATAATCTTCCCTTAAAGCTTCAAGCCTGTATTCCTCTTTCTTTTTATCTATAAGTTTTTCAATTTCTTCTTTTTGTCCTGTATAATACCCTGTTTGCGTATCTATAACTCCGCTTAATTCTGGAACTTTTTCAACAAGTTCCTGTGCCATATCCTTAAGTAATTCTTGCTGTTCCGCGGTTAAGTTTGTTTGCTCCGCCAATTCAAAATATTTTGTCTTAAGAGCATCTATGTCATCGTAGGTTGATGTATTCTTCCACCCTTTTTCAATAGCATCTAAAGAGTTTGATATTTCTTTTGTTGTTTTATCGACTTCATCACGAACATTTGCGTATTCATCACAATATTTTGTAACTGCTGTTGACGTTAAATCCATATTACTATTGATAGACATTATTCCTGCCACCAATGCTGTTATTCCAGCCATAGCCAACCCTGCCGGTCCGAAAGCTGTATATAACCCTGCCGCACCTATAGCCGCACCGCCTGCTATTTTGGCTATTGAAGCTATAAGGTTGTCACTTCCTCTAGCTATATCAGTAAAACCGCTCTCGATAAGCTTAAATTCTCCAAAAGCTGATACTCCGCCAAGTAATGCTTTTTGGAATAGTGTCATATTATCTCTGACAGCAGTTATTCCGCCATTTAAAGCTGTGAATAATCCCTTATCCTTAATTACGCTTCCAAAGTCCTTAAAACTTGTTGTAACCTTTGTAAGTTTAGGGTGGAAAGAAAGAAGTGTAGCCGCTGTTTCATCATATCCCATTTTGGATAACTTTGTCGCTAACACTACATCTTCTGTTGCTTTGCTTAGAGAATTAAGCTTATTGTACGTTTTAGTTATGCTTTTTATTACATTTGTACCACCTATCGCCTTAAGCACTTTAGGAACTGCCACAAGCGATATAAGAAGTGTTTCTATAGGCGCTTTAGATAGCATACCTAAGTATAATTCAATAGCCGCTTTTAAGCCTTGCACAAGCACTTTAGCCGCCGATTTAAACACCTTAGTCCAATTAATACCTGCAAGGAAATCGCCCATTTTCTGACCGATTTTAAACCACGGAACATCATCTATAGCTTTTGCAAACCAATCAAAAATTCCTGCCACTAGGTTAGATGTATCTTGCCCCGCCTTAAAGAAATCACCAACTGCAAAATCTTTAAAAATCTGTTTAACAGGCTCGAGTGCTTTCTCTATTCTGTCTGCCCAAGCAACTGCCGAATTTTCCATATTGGCAAATGCTTTATTCCACGCCGCTTCATATTCTGCCGCCGCCTTAGCAATATCATCTGTCAAATCAATAGTGCTACCGCCACCACCGCTTGAGCCCTTGCTTGAGCTTGTATCGTCCTGTAATTTATTTATTTCATCAAATCCCATAAGGGATAATGTAGCTTTCTTAGCTGAATCAGCTACATCTTTGTAGCCGTCTGAAATATCTTCTAAGCCATCTGATGTGTCTTTATAGCCACTTTGTCCGAAGCTCTCAAAGTCAATCTTAACACCCATTAAAGAAGCAAGATTGACTAATAATCTTTTGATTACAATAGTTACTCCGTTTACTACTGGCATAACCTTTGAAAGAATTGGGATAAATAGCTGTCCTGCTACCATTCCTACCTCTTTCATATTGTTGCTGAACTGGCGTAACATATTACTTGGGGAGTTGATTGTCAAATTTGTTATCGTATAGGCTCTTTATCCTATACTTCTTATAGTTTCCTATAAGTTCAGAGTACATTATCACCCACATCATTATGTTTGGTTTGGTGGTAGCCACTTCCACCTCATACTGCCCTATATGCAGTAGTGTCGGACACTCTTGGGAATATTATATTTATTCAATTCCTACTCGTTACGATACTCAATAGCCTGTTCGTAATCTATTGAGTTATCTCGGTATTAGCATAGTTGAAAACTTTAGCCTTTACCGATTTTGCCCGATTGCCATAAGATATTTCTATTCTTATGCAACACTTGGAAGATAAGCTATATCATTAACTTTCTTCCGTCTATTAGCTAAGTCGCCCCAAGATACTTTTGATTGGTCTAATATTGCTAACACTCTTAACTGTTGTTTTTCCATCTGTGTCATTTCAGACACCGACTTAGAAATGCCTAAGTTGTAAGCATACGTCGCTAATGTAGCATTGGTAATATCAATACCATACTTGTACAATGCCCTCGATTGTCCGATTAAACCGCTTTGTAAGTTCTGTGCTACTGTTGAATAGTCCACGTTAAAAAGTGAGCTTATATCGCCTGCAAGCATTGTCATTGACTTTGTTATTGCTGTTGTTGCTTCGCCTGTCTGTCCTAATGAGTTAGTGACAGAAGCTAACTGCGAAGCGTACTGCGTTATCTCTTGTATGTTAAGTCCTAAGTTCTTTGCTCCGCTTTCTTCAAGCAAACCACCTTGAACATTAACTTTTAAACCAGATAGTTTTCCAAGAGTATCATTTACTCTGCTTTGAAAACTTTCTGCATATGCTGTTGCGTTATCATATCCGTACTTTTCGTAATCTTTATCCCACTCTGAACCAATCTTACCAAACGCAACCGCTTGATAGTTGAACGCTTCAATGTAATCTGTTGTTGACTTGATGGCTTCTATAAGCTTCTTACTGCCACGAATTACCATAAAATAAGTGGCATAAAACTTACCTATCGCACTTGCTAAGCTCCAACTGCTTTTAGTTGCTGTCCTAGCGCTTGTAGATACGCCATACAGCGACTTTTGAAGTGAGTTTGAAGAAGTACCCACCTTGCTACCTTGACTAGCAAGGTTAGCTAATGCGTTAGTCATAGCAATAACATTACTACTTACATTAGGTGCTCTTGATAATGTGGTCATTAAGCCATTCAGCGCATTACCCAGTTTAGGGATATTCACTGTGGCGTTTTCAATACTTTTACCGCCTAGTTTACCAAGTGACTTTGCAAATTCTGTGACCTGCGTTGCATTTTGCGGAATAGCTGATATGCTTGCAACTGCCTTTGTGACAGCTTGAAGTGATGTAGCTGTGTTAGTTAGTGCAACCGAATCAACAGAACCTATCTTCGTGATGTTCTTAGCAAGTCTTGTAAAATCTGCTGTTCCTGCGTTCATATTCTGCATAGCAGAACCTAACTGACTAACACCATTTGCAAGGCTGTTTAGTGATGAGCCATTCACAGTTGCAAGTGATGTTGACAGCCTTGTAAGCTGATTTATCAGTTTATCAACAGAATTGATAGCTTTAGTGGCAGTACCGGCAATTTTAACTTCTAAGCTGTCTAATTCCACGCTTTATACCTCCGGCTTATCATTTTTAGGGTGTGTTAAATCCCAGTTTGCTTTTCGTATTTTCATATTCAAAACAAATTCTTCTCTCTTTCTTTGTATTTCATCTTTGCTGTTCTCTTTTTTGTTAATATCTCTATAAATAGGCTTGTCTGGGTATTCAAGCTCACCTTTACCCCAAGCACCACTCCTAACACCTATCTTGATTGCTGGGAGTATGTAACTACCTATCGCAAGCCATATATCTGAATCCATTCGTTGTCTTTCAAGTTTCTTACCCTCTACAACCGCCCATAGCTTTTTGGGTGTCATTTTAAGGAAGTCTGAATAACTAACGCCTAGTGAACTGGCTAAAACAAAGTATTCTTCCCATATTATTTTGTGGAAGTCTGCTTTTTCTTGTGGTCTTGTGGAACTACTGTCGGCTTCTTCTGTTCCTGTGTCGCTTCTTCCACATTGTTCGCCATCTCCTCTAACATCGCTGTTATTCCCGACAACTCGAAAAAACCATCATCTTCCATCGCTTTCTTGATTTCTTCAAACAATGTTCTATATCCGTAACTCTTATCTGTCTTTCTTTTCTCTGTAATATATGCCCTAGTGAGTTCCTTTGCTTCATCCATAGTTACTGGGTTATTGTCAATACAGCCTGCATAAATGGCTAAAATACAAATCTCTGGCACATCTGCTGTCATATTTGCTAATCCATCAAAGGAAGCCTGTGCAACGCTTTTATCTGTCTGTGCAAGTAAGTAAGAACCATTAACGACAGAGAACATTTTCTGCACTATCTCTTTACGCTCTGCTGCTCCAAAAGAGAACTCAACTTTGTATTCATTTCCGTTTACATTAATATTCATCATAATTTTTACCCTTTCCCACCCTATCGTCCATATGGGGAAAGGTGCGGATTTTACACCGCACCTGCCTTTTAAATTAATTATTCTGTTACATCATCAAGATATGATGTGTAGTCGGCTGTTTTGGCGTTTTCTACGCTATCCGACACAGCCTTTTTTGATTTAGTCGAATAGCTCATTATTCCCCCGATGTTGGGACAACTGCTGTATCTGTTCCTATCATATCCTCAATAATAAGGTTGATAGCCATTGTAAGAAGTCCGTTCTGCTCTTTACTTGTAATTGGTAGCTTTGATGGTGGCTGTGCCACAAAGAACTCTGCATCTGTAATACCTGGTGTGATTTCCTGGAACCACATTCTCTTGCCACCAGTCAATTCATTGTAAGCTGTGATAACATCTTTCCATTCCTTAATTGTTGCGTCCGTCTTGTTAACTGTAACTGCAACTGTATCTGTAACTGTATCTCTGCCTGCAATGTTTCTCGTCTGCTTATCTTCAAGTGCCGAAGCGTCTATTGCTTCCGGTGTTACTGTAATCTCGTCAATAGAGTTAATTCTTGTAAGCAACTTAAATGATGTTGGCTTTGTACCTGCTGTTGTTTCAACTCCATAAGAGAAAGTAACACCCAGTGTACTTAATCCTGCTACTGCATCTGCCATTGTCTACCTCCTAAAAATTTGCAAAAAAATAAGAGCATTTCTGCTCTTTGTTACATTAATCTGTCATTTGCCGCTATCATTCGTCTGAGTCTAGCGGTACTCTTGTGTACTTTATTGCTGATTGAAAATTCTGGCATTGATGTGCCTTGGAATCTCATTATCTTGAATACATCTGTAATTATTGCCATAACCTTACGGCAATCAGCTTTGCTTGTGTTAGTAGTAACATCTACTTGGAATGTTGCTAACAATGCGTTGATTGTCTGTCCGTCAAGTGTCTGTCCTTGCTCTACCGCCGGTAACAGATGTATGTATACTGTTGGGAATACTGCTTGACCGCTGTTTTCCCCCTCATTTGTTATAACTATTTTGGGATATGTTTTCTTGAGCTGTGTTAGGGTTTTAGCCTTGACAAGTGCTGTGACTGTGTTTTCAAGGTCTATCGCCCAATCGTTTGCATTTGCCATTAACCAAACACTCTCCTTGCTACCTCAACATATTTCTGTATGATTTCCATATCAGCCTTATAAACAGGCATTTGTGCTTCTACGCCGTGCGTAAGAACTAAGGTTCCGTCATCGTCATAGTAACCCCACACTTTTTGTACGCCGTGATGTTCGCCGTATGAGCCTATAACCATACCATTAACAACACCTTTGTCGTGTGGACTACTTCCAGCCGCTCCATTGTAGAATACACCAGCTCCGAACTCTATAAACATAAGTTCTTTGCCCTCTACAATTAATTTTGCTTCGGCATATTCTCCAACAGATTTTATCTCAACATAACTGTGATGGCTTGTATCTGAACCGCTACGAACACCTTTCTCATCATATGTATAACTAGCTTTTGCCATATTTTCATCTATAACAGGTATTCCAACTTCTGCAAGCTCTTTGACAAGCTGTGAAGTTTTTTTGATAAGCCAGTTCTTATACTGTTGTAGCTGTCTGATAGCTTCATTTACGGACTTTTCAGACAATGATATATTAATTGTATGTCTTGCCATAAACATTCTCCTTAACTGCTTGCAAAACAGCTTGTCTTATGCTTTCATTTATTGGCTCTTGCATAGATGGGATTGTCTTTCCTTTAAAGATAGAACCAACTAGCTGTTCATTTCTCTGATACTTCGTATTTACCACCTACTTTACAACTGCTTTAAGCATATACTTGGTTGAATATAATGCTGGCTTAATGCCTACAATCGTGAAATCTGCTGATGTTTCATCAACAAGACTGTCAGATGTATATGTAGGCTTGCTATTAAGCCATATAAGGTCGCCTTTTTGAATAGGCAACATATTCCTATCTGTCAGCAAAATAGCGTCAAAATCAGCGGTATCAAAGCCGTATTCCTTGCTTTGTGCTTCTCCACCGCTGAACGCTATGTTTGCTCTAAAATCAATAGGTCTTGAAAAACCGACTTTTTCCTCGATAATTTTAGGAATTTTATTTCCATCATCATCAAGATAAGGAACAAAGTTTCCATCGCTATCTGTATAGCCCTCATAAAGGATATTGCCGTCATCATCTCTTTCATAAATAGTTACTGTCTGCCCTTGAAGCGAATACTTCATAGCCTGCTTATTAATGTCAAGCATTGTTCTTTACCTGCTTATAAATCTGATTAACACCTGTGCTTGATAATCCGGACACAATTCCTACTGCTATCGCATTAAGAATATCATTTGCCGGAAAGTCAGGTATTACATACATACCTATAACGCCTAAGATACCGCCTGCAACACCTACGATTATAGGAATGTAATTATCCTTAATGTGTGGAATTGCCTTAGCTCCTAAGCCTATCAGATATGTTATTACAACGATTGCTACAACTGTTGTTACCGATGTTATATCCATTCTGCTATACCTCCTTATCTTCATTAAGTCGTGCTTCCAATCCGTCTATTCGGTGGTGTGCCGACTTTACACTTTCCTCAACCTTAATAATCCTGTTATCGTGAGAATTAAGTTCTTTTCTCATTTCTGTAACTTCATTCTTTATCTCTGTTGTATTGCTTGATATTGTGTCAAGTTTCATATTTATGCGTGTATTTTCTTTTACACGCTCTGTAAGTTCTGCATTGTCAGACTTTTTGTTGTTCTTAAGATTAAATCCCAACGTAAACAGTCCGAAAAAGACGGAAAAAGCAACTGAAATAATGCTTATAATTACTGCTATTGGCATTGATATACCGCCTTTCATAATTAATAATGGCACACCGCCCACCACCACTTAATGTGTACCGCCTGCTACCATATTGGTAACGCACAATCTTCTTTAATATTCTGTAATGCCCTATAGGCGTTATAATACTTTGGCAAATGGAAATACCCCGACAAATAAGCTGTCTCTATCTCTCCAAGTTCTGTTGACACCATTCTCATTGTAGCTTGCCATAAATGCTTCGCCTGCCTGTGAATGGTCGTAGACAGTCAGATTAACAATAACACTCTCGAATTTCTTTAAGTCCTCGGTTATCATTTCATCTGTGTAGTTGTCAGGGTAATTTCTTCTTGCCTTTACATCTTCTGTAGCCTGTTTAATAAGCTGTTCGATTGCCGGATTATCTTCTTTGTTATCGAACACTACCACATCAGATGTCGTATCATCATCATTTGTGACTGTATCAATATGAAATTGTTTAAGTCTGATTTTGACTTGCTCTAATGTGGTGTATTCCATAATTTTAGCTCCTATAATCCTAATTTTTCAATTAACAGTTCTTTAAGTTCTGCTCCTGTAAGCTCCATTGCATTCTCAATGCCTTGTTCTAAGGCAAGTGTCTGTAAGTCCGCTGTTGGCATACGCTTAATAGCTGTCTTTGTGTAATCGCTTGTAGGTTGAACAGGGAATTTGTCCTGCTCTTCCTCATACTTAAGCTCATCTCCATAAACAGCTTCCTGTCTTACATTATCTGCTGTTACTTCTTCGCTCTGCTTTGCGGCGTTGATTTTATGTCGTCTTAATAACATATAAACACCTCTTACTTTCCGAACTTAGCAAGAACAACCTTTGAATCGTTGCTTAAGACTGCTGTATAGTGTTCATCGCCAGAGATAACAGTTGTCTTTGCAAGAATATCTCTGTCCGATTCAATCTCAACGCTTCTCTTCATATAGATTGTAAGTGCGTTCTCTTCCTCTGACACGCCATCTGCACCTGTGTCCTCGTTAGGGTCTTCTGCTGACACGATAACAATCGGACAAGCGTAGAACTCTGTTGTAACAGCCTTTAACTTGCTACCTACCTTGATTTCCTTGTCCTTTGGCTTAAGCGTATGTGCAAGTGCTGTGTCAAGATGAACATTAGTTGCATCCTCGCTTGTTGTATCAGCTACAACATTGATTGTTCCTGTTGAATCATCAAGTTCATACTTAACCAGCTTAACTTTCTTAGACTTAACAACCTGTGCTCCTGCGATAGAACCGATAGTGCCATTCATAATTACGTTAAGTGGGTACTTGTCATTGCTCTTGAAATCAGCGTCATTAAGTAATGTGGCTTCCTGTGCCGGATTGATGAATAATATCTTTGTAAGTGATGAATCTGATTCATCATCAAACTTGCTATTAGCCGCTACAACTGCTGAATAGCTGATAGGTGCTGCTGTTCCATCGTGATCAATAGGTGCTGTGCAAAGTGCGTCATAGCTGTCATTATCAACCTTTGCAGCGATTGACATAGCAATCTGATTGATAGCTGTACCAAGTGGGTCGCCATAGCCGGATAACACTGATTCGTCTGTAAGTTCTACTGCCTTACCCGCTTTCTTAACCTTTGCTTCTGTTGTAGATGTTGTAAGTACTGTTGTACCCATAGCAACACCTTCTGCTACATCCTGTGCATCACCTATATAAGCGTATTTTGGGACAACAATAGTGCTTCCCGGTCTGCCTACAAGTGTTGTATCAACTCTTGCAATAGGCGAAAACTTAATCTTCTTTGGTAACTTAGCTGATACCATATCAGCCATTACCTGTGGGTCTACTAAATTTGCTAACTTAGTCTGTGGCATAGTTTATTTACCTCCGTTTTCTACTCTGTGAACTTCTTATAAAGCTCTGGATTCTTATTTTTGAACTCCACTCTTTCGTGGTAATTCATCTTGTTGAACTGTTCCTGTGTTATCGTGCTTTCTTCTCCACCGCCTACATTAATAGCCGGTCTTGATTTAAGCCACTCTGCCTTAGCTTCTTTAACCTGTCTTTGCACTTCATTAGCAATTACAGTTGCTATAAGGCTATGGTCTGCGTCTGCAACTGCCTCAATCAAAGAATCAATATCCTTTCCATCGCCTATAACTTTCTGATAAGCATTGACAGCTTTCATATGATTAAGCTCTTTACTCATGTTCTCGAACTTTTCAGCCTGCAACTTTTCAGCTTCCGCCTTTGCTTCCGCTTCCTGTTCTTCTGCTGTCTGCTTCGAGCGAAGTTCTTTCTTGTACTTAGCTGCTTCTGAACTGGCTTTATCAGAAGCATTCTTATACTTCTCTTTTTCAGCTCTTTCACTAGCAAGCTGTGCCATAAGTTCTTCTACGCTAGGTGTCTGTTCTTCATTCTGTGGCTCATTGTTAGTTGTTGGTTCTGTTGTTGTGTTAGTTACATCTGCCATAATTTCTTTACCTCTGCTTTCTGCGTTTTTTGTTGTTCTCTCAACTTCTTGCGATATTTGTATTGCCCTTTCTCTAGGGCATATAAAAAGCCACAAGGCATTTCTACCCTGTGGCTCAATATCAATTTATTTATCTGTTCTGCTCTTATCTATAACCGGACTATTTTCTGTCTGGTCTGATAAGTCTTGCATTGTGCGATCTTTATTAGGTGGCTGTTCTCCATCCCCACCCTCTGCTTGGTTCTGTGTATCTTTGTTAATTATGCTGTCTTGATATGCCTTAACCATTTCTCCGCTTCTCGCTACAACATCGTTAGGGTCATCAAAGAATGGAATTGCATCAACTGTATCTTTAAGACTAAATCCGTGGCTTATCAATGTCGCCATAGCGTTAACCTTAGTTGACATTTCATAAGTTTTTTGCCGCTTAATGTTAGGTTTTACATCTCTTGCCCTTAATTTAAGTAATGGGTTGCTGCTGTTAACATTGTTTGACAACTTAATAGCCGCAAGAACAACTTTTATCTCTTCCATTTTGCAGCCATCTGTAATTAATTGCTGTTTTGCCGCCGCTGTTTCAGCCTGTGACCAGCCTGTTGCATCTGACATTGCAACTCCTGTACTGCCGCCGCTATTATTATTTCGCTGTGGCACATTACATTTCTGCAAGATTGTCTGTCGCCTTGATTGGATATTGTTAAGCATACCTGTGTAATCGTAATTAATTGCAAGTGGCTCAACTATTGGAGTTTTGCCATCTGCTGATGTATAGGTCTGCATCCATTCTCCAGATTTTGGCTTTCTTACTTTTTCAGTGATATGTGGTGTTCCATCTTTATCAACTGTCGTTTCCTGTTCAACCGGGAAATCAACATCATTTGTGTGCCATACTGCTTGTGTATTCTGTTCAACATCATTTGTAAAATCTGAAATGAGTAGGTTTAAGTTATCCATTTCAGATATTTGCCGTTCAAAACAGCCCATTCTATCAAATGACCTTGTGTATTCAATGATAGGAATTTTATGCAGTGGATTTTCTTCTCCACTTCTCTCTAAAAATCCCCATTTTGTTTTTCCTTTTTCTGGTCCGTTAGTGATTTTTATTCCATCTGTAACTTCATAGCGAATATCTTTTGTAAAACAGGTGTAATATCTTGTACCGCTATGTTTGTCTTTGATATAAGTACCTGCAAGAATAACCCTCTTATCGCTATAAGCTGTTGACTTTACAACAAATGTTGTTCTTGGGTCTAATACATCATATGTAAAATAGCTTTCCCCATCCTCATATTCCGTATTCACATCAATAAGGACATATCCAACGCCACCGATTTCAACATATCTTGCAAGTTCCTGTTGCTTCTGTCTTGCGTTCTGCGATTCGTAGCAACTGTTTAATTCTGCTATAGCTTTTGTAAGGTTAGAATCCTCATTGTCGCCATTTTGAACTAACGTTATAGGATTTCCCCACTTAAAACCTAAATTGAACTCCGTGACTTCATTAGCCACATTATCGCAACACTCACAGTCAATGTCTGGTCTGTAAGTCTTTGGATTCTTCCTAACTATTGGCTGTATTCCTGCGTCATAATCAAGAAGAAACTGTATTCTGTTGGAATTAATATCATGTTCCAAAATTGCTTCACGCAAAATTGGTATTATATTGTCAGGTGTTATTTCTTTTGCGCCTGTATAAATAGCAATTCTTCCTGTTTGCATTATCTACACCTCTAATAAAATGTCATACCGCTTGAACTTCTGCTGTCCGGTATTTCTTTAATCTGAAAATTATCATCATCGTTAGGCACATACCAAATCCACTTGTGGCAGTGCCTACAAGCCAGCTTATGTGTTCGTGGGTCTTTGCTGTCTGCCTTAGTCAAAAACTTATGGCAGTTCGGACACATAATTGACTTGCCTTTGTTTGTATAAAAAATCATATTGTTACCTCGTTACATAGTAAAAGCACCGCCATAATTAAATGACGATGCTTTTCGATAAGGATTATACATGTTTATGAAATTTGCTTTGCTCATTGTAATAATACATAATTTTTTCGTCACAATCGTAACATCTTTTAATTTTTTTCAATAAATCTTTGAAAAGCCATTTTTACGCTACTTTCTGTGTTGCCACCTATGATATGTGCTATCTGAATCCAAGTCTTATTTTCTAAAAATCTAAGATTGATTATTCTTCTCATTCTGCTATCTTCAACGCTTGCGATAAACTCTTCAACCTCATTGGTTTTTTCCAACAAATCATCTTCAAGTAACTGCAATGTTGCTTTTCTGGCATAAAGAAGTGTTTTCTTTCTGCTGTACTCTGGGAATGGTATGCCCTCAATCTTAAAATGCTGTTTACCACCATCGCCACCACTAACAGAATCTATAACCATTTCTCCAGCTTCAATTTTGCTTATATCTTTTTCAAGCCGTTCTATCTTTAGTCTTACTTCTTTTACTTCTTCTTGTAAGTCAGAATACTGTGATAAAACTTCCTTTGTTACCATAAATTCCCTCCTGTTATATAGGACTTGACATAATTACTGTTTGCGTTGCTTTTTTATCTATTACTATTGCAAGCTGTGTTATCGAATCACTTGCATCATCGTGTGGATTTTTACCCTCTGATGTATACATTGTAAATTCATCCATAGCATCTTGATACATCTGTGTTCTTATGTAAGTTGGTCTATCATCTATCGCAAGATACTGCCTACTCATAAGGAAAATAAAAGTTTCTTTTACTCTGTCAGAATATCCTTTGATTTTTTCTTCTTTAGGCAGTTTTGTATTTGCGTAATATGGAATAATTCTGCAAAAATATACATTCTGTTTTTTCATTTCAGCTTTTATACTGTCCGTTATTAGTTTTCCACCAGCATTTTGTTCAATGTGCAATTCTGTTATGTAATGTTTCTTGATAGCTGCTACAACTAATGGAACTGTAACCGCCTGTGTGCCTTTTTTATATACCCAATCAATAATATATTTCTGCTTTCCGCCAAAATCAGCACATACTGGCATTGATAAATTATCAGCTCCGCCAAAAGCCGGGTCGCACAATGCTATTATTTTTCGTTCTTTATTTTCCAGCTCATCGTTAAAGTCTCCATTGAAAAATCTCAATTCGTTGTCTGGGAATAGTAATCCCTCACGAACGTAAGGCTTTTGCATAAACTTAGCCATCCATTCAGCTTTATCAAGTTTTTCTCTCATATCCTTGTAATATGCTGTTGAAAAGCCATTTATTTCATAATCAAAGTTGCTCTCATCATTTTCATTAAGCGCTGGTATTCTTCTGAACCTGTATTGTGGGTCATTTTCGTATCGTTTTCTCATTCGTTCCAATGGGTCAAGGACATTCCATAATGTACCAACCATAAGTTCTCTTGCCCCATCGTTTTTTCGGTCAACCATTTTGTTTAGATATTCTTGATAAGTATTTTCCATTCGCATAGGTGACAATGAATGCTCTCTATCCCTTACCAAGTCATCTACATACAAATATCCATCTTTTGATACGTCAACTGCACCGGTCCAAGTTCCATCAATACCACGGCAAGTAACTGTCGCAAATCTATCCGGATTTCCAAGAGTGATTGTAAATTCATCAGCACTTTTGTCTGTTACAAGCGGCTTTTTTGCATATTCCGGATTCCAAAAGTAAAATAATTCAGAAAATGTATACTCTTCCGTAGTAAATAAGTTCATAAGCTCTTTATAAAAACCTTTTGCCAATATTCCAGAGTGACCGCCCATAGCTGAATGGCTGTTAGGTCTGCGTAATGATACCCATGCAAGAAAGAATATACAAATTGTGGACTTTCCAACTCTTGACGGCATTGATAATCCATAAAATTTAATTATTCTGTTTTCAAGGTCTTCCAGGTCCTTAACTACAACTTTAAGCGTTTTACGGCGTGGAAAATAAAATCTTTTAGTCCAATGTCTTTTACGTTCCATATAAAACATAAAACTTTCAAAATTGTAATAGCTCTCCAGTTTTAGTACATCGTAAAACTGATTAAGTAGTGGATATTCACTATCGCTTTCCTGTACAACTTTCTCAACTTCCCATATGTTTTTTCCATCAAACTGTTCAGGGTCTGTACAATAGCCATTTATGAGTTCTTTTGCCCTAGCCGTACATTTTAACATTGTGTCAATTTCACTCTCATTCTTGGCAAGCTGGCACACGTTGTAGTAGGTTTCTATGATGTTTTCATCTATTCCATTTTGGGATATGTATTTTTCGCAATCATCTATCAGTTGATTTAATTCAGAATTCAAGAAAAGCACCTCCACTTTTCAGCAAAGGTGCTTATAGACCTCTGCCTATAACTGTTTTAGGGTAGCAACTAACTCTATTTGTTAGCCGGTAAAATTTTGTTAGAATAATACGTCACGGACAGCCGGATGTAATTTCTGCACAAGTGCATTATAATCATCAATTACATATCTTGCTGGAATCATATATGCTTTAATGCCATATCTTTCTGCTGTTTCCCTTTCAATGCAGCAGCCACTCCAATCATAGTTCTCCGCAATTCCTATGAACACATCAGCCTGTGCCAGCTTCTTAAGGCTTTCACCTAAATACCATACAGCTTCTTTGCTGTCTTTAGGCGGGTTATCCTCAATGTAACTGTCGATAAGCTCTAATTCCTCGCCCTCGTATATTTCAGCAATCTTTTTCATCTTCTGAATACTTGCTTTGATTTCTTCCTCTGTTCTGCCTTTCATCGGCACGCTTACAAATAACTGTTTCATAAGTTCCATCTCCTTTTCTATGTTTTATCAGCCTTTAACTCTCTAAGGTCAGCGGCTACAATCAATCTGTAGTCGGTAATTGTTTATTTTAATTTCTTAACTTCCAGACAAGTACGTTTTCCATCCTTTTCAATTCTCCATCTGGTACTCCAATGTTCAATGTGGCAGTTTTTATCTTCATTAAGTGGGACTCTATTGACAATAGCACTTGCAATAGTGCTTGGTGGAATGTCTAAATCATCTACAATCAATGTTTTCATTCCTCATAAACCTCTCAAAATCTCTCCTGCACTTAAAGCATAAATCATACTTGTGGCTATGTAATCTAAATGTATGAATATTTTCAACTTCTGCCCCTATATCACCATCTTCAAATGTTGGTTCTAAACTTGAATATCGTGTAATCCAAGTGAATTTTATCTCGTTTCTTGGTTTTATCTTTATCTCTTTTCCGCACCTGTCGCAAGTGTGCCATTCTTTTTGATGTTTCATTCTTCCACCAACTTTCTACTGCAGATAGGGCAATAATTGATATCCATAACTTCCCAAAAATCAAAATAACTGTTAAACACACCAATCTGATACGTGTTATCTTCCGCTTGCATAATCCCATCTGATAAGTTTCTGTTCGGAACTAAGCTATAATCATCAATATTCCATTTTGTAGGATTTTCGCAAAATTCACACATATCACTTCTTCCCCCATAAATTATTTGGTAATTCCTCGCCGCCATAAATCTTGTTAGCGTATTTCTTAAATGTCGGTACGCTACAACCTGCTACTTTCGCCGCCTTTACTTGTGAAGCCTGCCCTGATATGTACAGGTTAATTGCTTCATAAAACTTATCTTTGTTTAGCGGGTGTACGCCTGCTGCCATAATAATCACTCCTTACCATTCTTTGCTTTCGCACCAGCTACTCTTACAAGCGTGATTCATAATGTTAATTAAAACCTTTTCAGAAGAAAAATGAACTAAGCTATAATCACATTTTGCTGAAAACTTTGTGTTGAAATATTCATCAACTAACATCCTGTAGTCTGTATTATCGTCCATATCACTTATAGCCGCATAATAGGTATCTGTATATCCGTCACGCTCTATGTCGGTTTCTTTTGTTAAATTATCTACTACTCTTGATAAAACCTTATCTGTTAATGGGTAGTGATATTCTCCAGTACATTCTCCGTGTTTATCTAAAAAGTATTTAAAGAATGCTTCTGTATTTTCTTTGAGCGTTTCATCTTTAGTCCAATCGTAAGCTATCTTACCAGCTCTGCTTATCATTCTTTCCTCGGCAACTTCCCAATCACTTTGAGAGTATTCGCTTATCGGCTTAAACTCTTTCGCTTTTTTATCTTTGGGTAAAAAAGAATTGCATTGTTCTCTGTTAAGAGAATTACACTCTGTACTATTTGATTTGTAATCTTTGTTTAAGTAATCTATGTTAGTATTCTCTGGTATTGCTTCATCACCGACTTGTGTTTGATTTTCCGTTGGCTCATTATTGATTACGCACTCGTGCACAATGGTTTTTTCATTTTCCGGTATTTCAATTCTATAATCACTTAATGGATAACCATTCTTTTTAAGGTCTTTTGCAATATTTACAAGATTTACTCTATATTGCAATGTTCTATCCCACTTATATTTAGGGTTATTTCGCTTTGAGATATAACCCATATCCACCAATTCACTGATATATCTTCTTATCTGACTTGCAGATAAACCTAACATAACCTCGTCAGCTAATTCTTCGGCGGTTTTATATATCCAACCATAGAAAAGCTCTCTTTCTTCTTCTCCATTGTTCTTTGCAATCTCATTTTCTTTTTGAATAAACTTATCTGCATCCGACACTCTTTCAGACCAATAAATGAATTGATTAAGAATTATTGCTTTTCTATAATCGTTTGTTATTGATAATAAATCTTCTCTAATTACTGCTTTTTTAATTTTTATGTCTGCCATATTTTACCTCCTACGATAGATAACCCTACGATTTATATAAAAACAGTTGCCAGGAGTTCGTAGGTTACTCTTTTCGTGTTGCAATCACTAGGCAACTGATTTTACCAAATTAAATTAAAATACTTTTTTCTTCCATTCTTCCTTGTTCGTAACTCCGTTACTTGTTTCTTTTACAAAAGCAAACATTTTATCAAAATCTTCTGCATTTATATAAATGCTCCCATTGAAAATATGAGTTTTTAATCCAAATTTTGCCACAAGCTTTCTTACATCATACACATTAAAGTTACGAATATTCGTTTGGCTTTTGATTATTGTTTTTATTCTAGTGTATGAATAATCACTATTTCCTGCTTTCTTGTTATATTTCGGCTTATATTTTTTGATAAATTCTGTTTCTTTATCATCCAATTCACTTTCTTTACAATTAATAATTGCTATTTTGGTGAATTTTTTATCTTTATGTGAATATGGTCTTGCTAATCCTATTTTAGATTGTCCAACATAAACAACCTCATCCTCATCTATAAGAAAATAGATTATAGGGCTTTGAATATTAGGAAGTATTCTTGAATTTTCATTTTCTGCAAAATTCATAATATTTATTACCCGCCTTTCTGATAACTGCCTTATTAACAAAACAACAAACAGGCACTAAGGCTTGTGCTTTTCGGTAGCTAACCTAGTTTGTTGTTAATCTGACATATGGACTTGCACCATACCCGCACGCCAAGCTAGGGAATCGAACCCCACGCTTAAAAAATACATCTTCAAGCGCATACCGCCTTATAATGAGAGTCGAACTCATCTCGCACTATGCTGTCAGAACAAAGCACATCTTAACCTAGGATAAGTCCGCAAACAGCATTATGTACGCAAACCTAAGAAGTGCTTTCAAAACGCCGATATCGTGAATCGAACACGAACAACATTTCTGTTGGATAGCTTAGCAAGCTACTGGAATACTTTTATCCCATATCGGCAAAGTGGAGAAGATAGGAATTGAACCTACAATGTTTACCGCAAGGGAACAGATTTACAGTCTGCCTCAACACCGCCAATCGTTGCCGCTTCTCCATATCGTTTTAAAAGACTAGCATTGTGAAAATGTTTCGATTAAGGTGGATAGTTGATACCGAAAAACAATGCTAGTCTTAATAGCAGTATAGGCTATGACACCTATAACAGGTCGTGGCAAAGCTTGGATGTCATTCTACCCGTGCAGTTGGGCTCAAAGAAAGTAGCTTCGCTCGCTGTCTATCCATACAGATAACTGCTGCGCTATAGGTATAACTTAATTTTATTTGCGTATTTATAATACGCAAAACCTCACGGACTATCTGACAGTCCTTAACAGCTCTCGCTATGAGGTGAAAGGAGGACTTAATGCTAGTAAACCAATAAGTCCTGTAAAGGCACAAGTGTAATTAAACACTTGAACTACCCCTGTGGGATTCGAACCCACGCTAACGGAATCAAAGTCCGGTGCCTTGACCACTTGGCTAAGGGGCAATATGCTATTCTTTTGTTTCAAAGAGTACTGCATTTTTATTTGCTGTTTCAAGCTCTGTGAAGTTATCCTTGCCTTTTACAACATTTGGATTGCCATTACAGGCATTACAAGGCTTTTCACAATATAACTTATGTCTATGTTTGCACTGGTAACAGTGCTTATCCTGATTACCCATTATTTATCACCTGCCTGTCTGTGATTAGCTCTGTAAGAATCAAAACCATCCGGATAACGTGCTATAAGCTTATCTATGTTTATCTGCATTACATCATCAAGACTGAATCCGCAGGCTTCGCAAATCATAGCAACGTACCACATTACATCACCACACTCTTTCTTAAGATGTTCTAAGTCTATGCCTTTTTCGTGGAATATGCCCTTTTTAACAAGGTCTGATACTTCGCCAGCTTCGCCGGTTAAACCTAAGACACCATTAAGAAGTCCTGCTATGTCATTTATGTTGCTACACTTAGCATTGCTTTCTGTTATAGGACTAAGTGAAAGCTTGCCAGTTAATTCAATATATAATCTACGATATGCCTTTTTATCGTTAGTACGCATAGCCAATTTTTGGTATTCATTGCCCTGCATTTATAACTCCTAACTCTTTTTCTGTTTTTTAAAATTTTTTGGAATTTATTCAGCCGACTAGCTGATTCTCTGATGTGTTTATTGAAATATCTTGTGATTAATTAATATGTGTCTATTATACACCTAATTAGCTTAAATGTATAGATGTTAATTGGATTATTTTTAATTAAATATATAAGTGATTTATTAGTATTAATTATATGATTAATAGTTAGGTGCTATTTATATATAATTATATAATATGTGTATTATGTGGTGATAATAATA